CGCGCGCTTTTTTTTGTTTGAGTATCAGAGCACCCCCCCCAATGCCCCCCCCGATCAAAGACCGAATCAAAGACCTGCGACGAGTGAAGGCCTCGGACCTGATTCCGAACCCACGCAACTGGCGTGCTCACCCTCCGGCACAGCAAAAGGCAATGGCTGCTGCTTTGGAGGAGATCGGGTTTGCCGATGCCGTCCTGGCGCGGGAGACCGAGGCCGGCCTCGAATTGATTGACGGACATCTACGAACCGAGACGGTTCCAGATGAACAAGTGCCCGTCCTGGTTCTTGATGTGAGCGAAGACGAAGCCGACAAACTTCTGGCGACGCTCGACCCTCTCGCGGCAATGGCCACAACCGATAAAGACAAGCTCAACGATTTGATCGGCCACCTGACGGTGAGTTCAGAAGAACTCGAAAAGGTCGTGCAGGGGGTGGCTGCCAGGGCAGGCATCCTCGCGAGCGATGACCTGGCGGATGACACAGTCGATGGGCAGTCAGAGTTTGAGGAACTCATCGGAAAGTGGAAAACTGCGGTTGGTCAAAAATGGGAGATCGACTCGCCGAACAAGAAGACGCATCATTTGGTTTGTGGAGATGCGACGAAGGCCGAGGATGTGAAACGGCTCTTCGGTGACGCGACTCCATTCCTGATGGTCACGGATCCCCCGTACGGTGTGAACTACGATCCGAAATGGCGACTGCGGGCCGGCTTGAATCATTCCGGGCAGCAGGTGTCAGCCGGCGACGTCAGCAATGACGACAACGCATCGTGGAAAGCCGCATGGGATCTGTTTCCGGGGACGGTCGCGTATGTCTGGCACGGCGGTCTGCACTCCGAAGAGGTCGCTCGCGATCTCGAGGCCAGTGACTTCGAGATCCGCTCCCAGATCATTTGGGTGAAGCAGGCACTGACGATCAGTCGGGGAGCGTATCACTGGAGGCACGAGCCGTGCTTCTATGCGTCCAGGGGGACAGCGAACTGGGCCGGCGGCCCAAAGCAAAGCACCGTGTGGGAGATTGACAAGGTCCATGCCGTGCAGGGAGCCGGCGACGGGGAGTTCACTTTTCACTCGACGCAAAAGCCTCTGGAGTGCATGGCCAGGCCGATCGCGAATCACGGTGACAAGGCCGATGCCGTCTACGACCCGTTCTTGGGGAGCGGCACAACGATGGTGGCAGCCGAGCAGCTGGGTCGGCAGTGCTTTGGAATGGAAATTGATCCCGGCTACCTCGCTCTCATCCTCGAAAGGATGTCTGGACACGGATGTAAGCCAAGGAGGCTCGATAGCTGATGGGCAAACGAGGACCGAAAAAGACTCCGACAGCGATTTTGAAATTGCACGGCAGCCGTGCCGTCGAATCTCGAAAAGGCGAGCCGCAGCCCCCTTCGGGCCGGCCTCGGTGTCCGGCCTTCATTGACAGCTATGCGAAGTCAGCGTGGAAGCAGCTGATTCCGCAACTCGAAGAAATGGGTGTGCTCACCCTGGTCGACAGGAATGCACTCGTCCGGTACTGCCAGTCTTGGTCGCGGTGGAAACGGTGCGCCGAGTTCATCAACGACAACGGCGAGACTTATCCGCTCCGAGACAACGACGGGAATGTGAAGTGCCTGCAGCAATGGCCACAGGTGGGAATCTACAACAAGCTCTCCGACAGCCTGCTCCGGCTCGAGCAGCAGTTCGGCCTGACTCCATCCGCCAGGGCTGACTTGAAGGTTCAAAAGGCACAGGCAAGCGACAATTCCGCGGCCCGATTTTTTGGAGTGTCATGATCAAGTCGGACCCATTCTTCTTTGATGACGATGCGGCAAACCGTGCCTGCGAGTTTTTCCAACAACTCGTCCACGTCAAAGGTCCGCTCGCCGGGCAGCCCTTCGAGCTTGAGAAGTGGCAAGAGGAAGACATCATCCGTCCTCTCTTCGGGTGGAAGCGTCAGGACGGCACCCGGAAGTACCGGACTGCGTACATCGAGATCCCTCGCAAAAACGGAAAGAGCACTCTCTGTGCCGCGATCGCTCTGTACCTGACCTTCTGCGACCACCCGGTTGAACTCGGTGCGGAGGTGTACTCCGTCGCCGGGGACCGAGATCAAGCGAGCCTGGTTTTTGATCCGGCCTGCGAAATGATCCGCCGGTGTCCGATGCTGAATGAGCGAGCGACGATTCGGTCATCGGTGAAGCGGGTCGTGTTCAAGGAGACCGGCAGCTACTACCGCGCCATCGCAGCCGACGTCGGAGGGTCGCACGGTTACAACGCGAGCGGAGTGCTCTTCGACGAACTGCACGTCCAGAAGACGAGGGATCTTTGGGACGTGATGCTCACCTCGACTGGTGCCAGGCTCCAACCGATGGTGCTCGGGGTGACAACCGCCGGTCACGACAAGAGTTCGATCTGTTACGAACTCCACCAATACTCAAAGGGCATTCTTGAAGGCCGGATCGACGACCCGACCTTCCTGCCAGTGATCTACGCAGCGGATCCCGAGGACGACTGGACCGACCCTTCCGTCTGGGCAAAGGCGAACCCGAATCTGGGAGTGTCGATCAGCGAGGACTACCTTCGTGATCAGTGTTTGAAGGCTCGCGAGTCAGCGGCCTACGAGAACACGTTTCGCAGGCTCCACCTCAACCAATGGACCGAGCAGTCGGTGCGAGTAATCCCGATGGAGGCCTGGCGAGACTGCCCGGGTGACGCTGACGAGGAGATGCTCGAAGGAGAGCGATGCTTCGCCGGTCTCGACTTGGCGAGCACACGGGATGTCACTGCGTTGACCCTGGTTTTCCCACAAGACGAAGGCCGGTTCGCTGTCCTGCCGTATTTCTTCGTTCCTGAAGAGGTGCGGACAGACCGCGATCGTCAGGACCGCCGGCAGACGCTGAACTTCGCAGCTGCCGGGCTGATCGAGAAGACCCCGGGTGACGAAGTCGACGGCACATATATCCGCGAGCGGATCCTGCAACTTGCCGAGACGTTTGACATCGAAGAGATCGCTTTTGATCCGTGGAATGCGACACATTTCATTCAGTCGCTTGTCGACGCAGGTCTCCCGCACGACGCGATGGTGAAGTTCCCGCAGACGTTTGGGAATTACAACGAGCCAATGAAGAAACTGATCCAGCTGGTGGACTACAGGAAACTGGATCACGGGGGGAACAAAGTTCTGGAGTGGATGGCTGGAAACACCGCAGCCCGGACGGATCCCTCTGGAAACATGCGGCCTGACAAGAGCAAGTCAGCCGACAAGATCGACGGAATCGTTGCACTGCTGATGGGCCTGGCACGCGCCATCCGGTCATCCGACAGTGCGTACGACGATCGGGCAGAATTCATCACGATAGGGTAGGGGCAAGGACGTGGATCTTATCAACACAATGCGTACCTGGTTTGGTGCCGAGAAGAGAGCGACCCTTCGCGACCCATCGGCACTTGCGGATCTGGTTGGCACGAAGACGGCTTCGGGAGTGAAGGTCGATCGCGCCAAAGCTCTGACGTTTTCGGGGGTGTACGCTGCGGTGCGTATCATCAGCGAGACCGTCGCCGGCCTGCCACGACACCTGTATCTGCGGGAAGGAGACAACGCGACGAAGCAGCCCGATCATCCAATAACCAAGTTGCTCGAGCAGCCAAATGACGTGCAGACGCAGTTCGGCCTGTTTGAGACCTTGATGGGGTACGTTTTGACATGGGGGAATGCCTACTGCGAAATCGTGAGGTCGCCGGCAACGGGGAGACCGGTCAGTCTGCATATCATGCGGCCCGATCGGGTGAAGCCTGTGGTGAAGAACGGCGAACTGCTGTACGAGGTGCAGACCGATGACATTGGAATGGTCACCCTGCCTCCCGAAAAGGTTCTTCATATCAAAGCCGTTGGAGACGGCCTGGCCGGTTACTCGCAGATTCGGTTGGCGAGAGAAGCGATCGGTCTGGGCCTTGCAGCCGAACAGCATGGAGCACGGTTCTTCGGTAACGACGCGACCCCCGGTGGTGTTCTCACACACCCTGGTCGGCTGAAAAAAGAAACTGCTGAACGGCTCCGTGGCAGCTGGGAGCGGGTCCACGCTGGCAGCGGCAACGCTCACCGGGTGGCGATTCTCGAAGACGGCATGGGGTGGACGACGATCGGCCTTCCGAACTCGGACGCTCAATACATGGAAAGCAGGAAGTTCTCCATCACCGAGGTCGCGAGAATCTACTCGATCCCGTTGCACATGCTAGCTGACTTGGACCGAGCGACGTTTTCTAACATCGAGCATCAGGGGATCGAGTTCAGCAAGTTCTGCATCTTGCCGTGGGCAATCCGCATCGAGCAGGAGATCCACCGAAAGCTCTTGTTGGAGCCGGAAAGGCAGGAGTTCTTCCTGCGGCACAACCTCGAAGGACTGCAGCGAGGGGATTCGAGTTCCCGGGCCAGCTATTACAACACGCTGTTCAATATTGGGTGCCTGTCACAAAACGACATCCGCGCCCTGGAGAACAAGAACCCGATTGAAGGAGGTGATCGCTACTACGTTCCGTTGAACCTTTCGGCAGCGGAGGATGACGGGGCTGCCGAGCCGGATCCAGAGCCTGTGGACGAACCTGAAGAGCCTGATGAGCCGGAGCCGGATCAGTTGCGAGACGCACTTCGTGACCTCCTGGCGCAAGACGTCCGGCGAGTGCTCACGAGGGAAGCGGTGCAGGCAAGAAAGGCTGCCAAGGATCCGGGGGGCTTTTTGGAGTGGCTGAACAACTTCTACGACAACCCAGAAAAACTGGCCGGAGTCCTCCGGTCAGTCATGGCAGCGTGCGAAGCGTACGGGGTACCCGTAGGGGATCTGGTTGGTGATCACGTCCAGCGAAGTCGAGACGAACTACTCGAACTCGCCGGCACGAGCACCGCAGACACCCTGGCGGGCAACATTGAAACCAGAGTCGAGCAATGGCTTGACCAACGACCAAGGGAAGTCGCTTGGTCACTGATCCAAGGAGACCGATGATGAATGAGACACGAACAATCACTGCCGCAGAGACCGAGCTTCGGTTTGACGAGTCGGAAAACAAGATCGTCGGTTACGCAGCGGTCTTCAATTCACTCTCCGAGCCGATTGCCGGTCAGTTTCGGGAACGGATCCTGCCCGGGGCATTTCGGAATGTCGGAAGCACCGAGGATATCATTTCCGCAATCAACCACGACGACTCGAAGATCCTCGGACGGCGATCTGCCGGCAATCTGGAACTGACAGTGACCAAGCGAGGCCTTCGTTACTCGATCACTCCGCCGGACACCTCGTACGTGCGTGACCTGGTCGAAAACATCAAAGCCGGAAACGTCGCCGGCTCATCGTTTGAATTCCGGGTCCATGAAAAGGGGGAAGCGTGGGTCCAAGACGAAGACGGCGAGCCGATTCGTGAGCTCCGCGCTATCGACGTGTTTGAAGTCGGGCCGGTTACTCGTCCAGCGTACCCAAGCACCGACGTCGCGGTGCGGAGCTTCGAGGCGTGGAAGTCGGCAAACGAGGAGCAGCCGGCTCCGCAGACACCGACTGATGTGTTGCGGGACAAACTTTCATTGACCGAGGCGTCTGGTCAGAGATAGTATCTCGGTAGCTACCTAGTAGCTAACAGTAACAATTCGACTATTCCTGGCACCGTTTGATCGAGCACAGGCTCGTGAAGGCGAGTTCTGGCGAAGGCGGAAAGCGGACGGCACAGGCCGGCCCGATCTGCCGAGTGAGCAACGTACATCGTTTCTCACCGGCACATCGGGCCGGCTTTTTTTGGTCTCCCTCGTTGCCGGTGCAACACAAAGGGAACCAATCTGATGTTGAAGAAACTTCAAGAAGAACGAATGGTCGCGATCACCAAGGCTCGCGAGATCCTTGACGCTGCCGACGAAGAGAAACGCTCCCTGACGTCCGAGGAGCGAGAACTGTACGACTCCTTTGACGGGGAGATCGACCGGATCGATGGCGAGATCCAAGAGGTGATGGGAGACGCCAGGCGGCGCAACAAGCTCGCGTCCCAAGAGGAGCGAGCCGACGAAGGCGAGCCGCGAAGCGTGCCGGCGGAGCAGCCGACCAAGCTCTTCGGTGACGATGACACCGAGCAGCGAAGCGGCACTGCGTCTCGCGAATACAACGACGCTTGGTGGAAGGCCATGCGTCACACCCGATCGTCGCTCGAGGCGAGCGAGTTTCGGGCATTGCAGGTGGGCACTAATTCCGAGGGTGGCTACCTGGTCCCCGACGAATTTTTCTCCAACGAACTGACGCAGGCCTTGGAAGAGGCCAACGTGATGCGGCAGTTGTGCCGAGTGATCCAGACGAACAGCGGCACGCTCGAGATCCCGGTGGTCAGCGGACACGGGGCTGCGGCATGGACTGCGGAAGAGGCTGCATTCAGTGACGCTGACGAGACATTCAGCCAAGTCACTCTCGCGAGCTACAAGGCCGGCAGCATTTTGAAGGTGAGCGACGAGTTGCTTCGTGACTCGGCCTTCGATCTGTCAGCCTACCTGGCACAGGAGATGGGTCGCCGGCTCGGTCGTCTGGAAGAGGCTGCCTTCGTCAACGGTGACGGCAGCAGCAAGCCGACTGGTGCGGTGCAGGGATCGACGGCTGGCAAAACTGCCGCATCGAACAGTGCGATCACTGCCGACGAGGTCATTGACCTCTTCCACGCTCTCGGTCGTCAGTACCGTCAAAGCGCGACCTTCTTGATGAAGGATTCAACCTTGGCTGCCATTCGGAAGCTCAAGGATGGCGACTCGCAGTACCTCTGGCAGCCCGGTTTGCAGGCCGGCGAGCCAGGGCAGATCCTCGGTCGACCCGTGCAGACCTCTGACTCGGTTCCGGCGATTGCCGCTGATGCCAAGGTCATCCTGTTCGGCGACTTCAGCTACTACTGGGTGGCGGATCGAGAGGCTCCGAGCGTCAAACGACTCGAGGATCTCTATGCCGCGAATGGGCAGGTTGGCTTCAGGATCCACAAGCGAGTCGACGGCAAGGTGATCTTGGCCGAGGCCATTCAACACCTCGTCATGGCATCCTAACGGCTGCTTCGCGTCACAGTTTTCGCCACCGAAAGGGAGTCCAGAATAATGCAATGCGAGATCCTCACCTCCTTCGCAGGACCGATGGGCTCTTTTTCGGCTGGCGAGACTGCTGACGTTCCTGATCAGTATATTGCCGACCTGACCAATGCCGGATTCGTCAAACCGGTTGGAAAAGTCGCCAAGCGAAAAGCCGTACGCAAGAAGGCAGAGAAACCCTCTGGGGAGGGTGACGACTGATGGCTTTGGTAACAGTGACGGCAGCCACGCAGGAGCCTGTCACGCTCGCCGAGGTCAAAGACCACTTGGTGCTCGACCACGGTGACGATGACAGCTACCTTTCCACCCTGGTCGCTACGGTCGTCGCGTACCTCGAGGCGGTTCAAGACCGGACGCTGGTCACGACCACCTACGACCTGAAGCTCGATCGGTTTCCGAGCGGAACCGAGGTGATTGAATTGCCGAGGGCACCCCTGGCGTCTATCACCTCGGTCACCTATCAAGATACCGACGACGTTACGACGACTCTTGCGGCTTCAAAGTACACGGTGGACACAGCCTCCACCCCGGGCCGACTGCAGCCTGCCTACGACGAGGCTTGGCCGAGCACTCGTGGGCATGTCCACGACGTGACCATCCGGTTCGTCGCCGGTTACGGGGACGCTGGTGATGTGCCGAGGCCACACCGGCACGAGATCCTGTTGCGGGTGGCCGACCTCTTCGAGAACAGAGAGGGGGCTGTCACTGCTCGCCACGAGGAGTCGTTTGCCTCCAAGTCATTGTTCCAGCTGAATCGGGTGTTCTGATGCCAGCAGGAAAATACCGAGAACCAATTCGGGTCGAGGCACGCACCGAGACGTCACTGAACACCTACAACGAAGTGTCTCCGTCCTGGTCGGTGCTCCTCGAAACTCGTGCGAGCCTCGACGGTGCCGGCGGACGGGAGTTCGCAGCCGGAGGTGGGATGCGTGCTGACGTGACGCACCTGCTTCGGATCCGATCGAGCCGGCTGGCGAGAACGATCACCCCGAAGAACCGAGTGATCCTCGACGGACGCACTTTTGAGATCCTCGCTGCCGTGGACCGCACCGGCAGGCGACGCGAGATCGAACTCCAGTGCCGGGAGTCGGTCTGATGAAGTTGAACAACAAGAAAGCCGGAATTCGGGTCGAGGGCATTCAGCCGTTCCTCGACAAGATCGAGCACCTTGGTCCCAAGATCCAGGGCAGAGTTGCGTTGGCTGCTGTGAAGGCAGCGTCAGCGGAGGTGCGGAAAAAAGGACAGCGGATTGTGAAGTCGAAGGCTCTCGGCGACGGGATGCGTCCGTCCGGGCAAAAGAGAATCCACCTCTGGAAGTCCATTATCAACAAAGCCAAAGCCTACGGCAAAGACAAGATTCCGGTGGGAACGATCGGAACCCAGTACAAGGTCACACCTCACGATCACCTCGTCCATGACGGGACAAGCCCTCACATCATCAAGATTCCGAAAAAAAAACCGTTGTTCGGCAGGCAGTTGGAGGTGAGGCACCCCGGTGCCAGGGCATTTCCATTTATGAAGTTTGCACTCGAAGAGAGTCGCGAAGCCCAGCAGAAGGCAATGGTCAACAAGATCCTGAAACGGATCGAAGTGGAACTGCAAAAGGACAAGGACAAGAAATGAGCACCTTAAAGAAGGCCATCATTGATTACTTGTTGACGCAGACCGCTGTGACGGACCTGGTCGGCACCCGGATTCGTCCAGGAGTGATCGAGCAAGGTCTCGCCAGGCCACACCTCCGAGTCGATCAGACTGGCTCCGATGTTCACTACGCGATGTCGGGCAACACGGGCCTTGGCGAGACGTTTATTGAAATCGTCTGCGAGGCCGATTCCGAGAAGGATGCAGCAGATCTCGCCGATGTCGTCCGCAAAGAGGTCGACGGCTTTTCGGGGACGTGGGGTTCGGTCTCGGTGAAGGCATCATTCTGGCGAGGGACGCGAGACACGAGGACCGCACCCTTGTCTGGCGGAGAGATTGGCCTGCCTAGTCAAACGATTGCCGTTGAGGTCTTCCACGAGATCGCGGTGCCTTCATGATTTTGATCCAAGCCAAAAGCAAGACGGGGTCTCTGGTCACCTTTGAGGTGTCCCAGATCATCTCGATCGATGGCGAACCGTACACACAAAGTGCCGGGCAGTTGCGTGACCACCTTCTGGTCATGGAGGGACGCTTGCAGGCCGTTGAGACGATCCTTTCCTCACAACAACAATTCGCGGGAGTCTAAAACATGGCCGATTCTGGATTTGGGACGAGCATCACGTTCGCGAGTGGATTCTTCGCCGAGATCATTTCCGTTGATGGGCCGGACCTGTCTCGGGATCCGATCGAGACTACACACATGGGGACCACCAACGGCTGGAAGACCTTTATTCCGAGCGACCTCAAGGACGGAGGAACGTTGTCGGTTGAAATCGCGTATGACCCTGGCACGTCACCTCCGATCGCGGATGCCGAGTCGTCTTGCACCGTGACCTACCCAGACTCCTCTACGTGTTCTTTCACTGGGTTCATGACGAGCTTCAGTCCGTCTGTTCCGATCGATGATCGCATGACGGCCTCGGCTGAAATCAAGGTCAACGGCAGCGTCACCTTCTAAGGACGAACGATGAAAGTCAAATTCTTGAAAACCGTCACAACGCCAAACCACCGAGCGGGTGAACCTGGCGACATAAAAGATCTAGTCGACCACGACGCGCGGGAACTCGTCGCTGGCGGATTTTGTGAAACCGCCGAACCGAAACCCCAAGCGAAAAAGGTCAAGAAAGATGTCGAGCCTGCGTGACTCAATACTTGCTGCCAACGATCTCGAACAGACCGAGGTCACTGTCGAGGGATGGGAGTTTCCTGTCTTCGTGAGAGTGATCTCGGGACGCGAGCGGCAGCAGTTGGTCGAGAAGTGGCAGTTGGTCAAGGATGACGAAGCGGCCCAGCAAGACCTGCTCCCATTTGTGTGTGCGCTCACCCTGGTCGATGAGAACGGTGCGAGACCATTCGACCCAACCGAGGCCGGCGACCTTGATCTGCTGAAGTCCAAGGGTGCCAGGCAGCTGGAGGTGATCTACCACGCTGCGATGAAACTCAACGGCATGGAAGACGACTCGCTGGATGAGGCTGTTGCAAATTTTCAAGAGACGGGGAGTTGAAGTTTTGGTTTCACCTCGCTCGTACCGTAACCCACTCCTCCGTGCGGGAAGCCCAGCGGCAAATTTCAGCACCGGAGTTTCTGCTCTGGAAAGCCCTCTACGAGATCGACCCCTTCGGGGACGACTGGCTTCAGGCAGCGACGATCACAACAGCGACCCTCTCTCCTTGGACAAAGCGAGACCTGAATCCGAGACAGTTCATTCCTGGTCGGCAGATCCCACGAAGGCAGACCCCGGAGGAGGTCCAGCACCGGTTGAAGTTGTTCTTCGGTAAATTCGAGAGAGGACGGGACGGATAGATGGCGAAGACCATCGGCAAATTCGCGGTCAACATTGGGGCCGTTACAACCGGATTCTCCAAAGGCCTCTCCCGAGCCAAGGGGGCAACGGGGAAGTTTTCCTCCGGTCTCAAAGGCATGGTCGGTCCCCTTCTGGCGATCGGTGCCGCATTCGCTGCGGTCAAGAAGACCTTCGGCGCATTCAGCAAGCAGTTTGAAGCCGTCGATAGCATCGCGAAGTTTTCAGCAGAGACCGGGATCGCGACGCAGAGCCTTGTTGGCTACAGGCACGCAGCAGCCCTGACCGGCACCTCCGTGGAGACCGTCGACAAGGGGATGCAGCGGTTCGTGCGTCGTCTTGGTGAAGCCAAGATGGGACACGGTGAAGCCGTCAAAGGCTTCAAGGCGATGGGGGTCTCCGCAGAAGAGTTAGCGAGCAAAACCCCCGAGGCTTTGTTCGCTGACGTTGCCGAGCACCTGAAGAACATCAAAGACCCGGCGGAGAGAGCAGCGATCGCGTATTCGTTGTTCGGTCGCCAGGGGCAAGAGATGCTGAACTTCTTGTCTCAAGGCAAAGAGGGATTGGCAGCTGCCAGTGCCGAGGCAGATGCTCTTGGTATGAGTTTCTCTGCCGTCGACGCACAGGCGGTTGAAAAGTCCAACGATGCATGGCAACGGGTGAAGACTGCGATCACCGGAGTGGTCAGGACATTGACGATCCACATGGCTCCGGCCTTCGAGGCGGTCAGTAACACCTTCACCGAGGTCGCGAAAACGGTGATCGCACGCATCAAAGAATGGTCTCCGGTGTTCAACCAGTTTGTGAATTTCGCGATCGCTCTTTGGGACCATTTGACGGAGGGGGTGTCGATTGCCTTCCAAAGCATAACCGGGATCGTCGGAGGCGCGATGGGCAACGCGAAGGACGTGGTCCTGGACACTCTGATCGCGATGGAGTGGCGTCTTAAAAATATCGGCCCGGTCGCTCTACTGGCTTTCAAGAATGCCCAAGTCGGCATCGTTGCTTTCGGAGCCGAAGTCCAGCATTTCTTCGCGGGGACGCTTCCCGCTCTTTTGAATTGGTTTCAAAAGAACTGGACCGATATCTGGATGACTGCCATTCACTTCGTGGACAACGCGATCGGCAACCTGGTCGAAAACATCAAGAGGCTCTTTACGGCACTCTGGACGTTTCTCGCTGGGGGCGAGTGGGAAATGACCTTCGTCCCGATAACGAAGGGGTTCCAGAACATGATTCAGGAACTTCCCCAGATCCCAGAAAGAGAAATGGGTCCGTTGGAGACGAAGCTCCGAAAAGAGGCCGACGACCTGTCTGCCTCGTTGGATGCAGACTTCGAGAAGTTTCGGACGAAGCGTCGCGACGAACTCCTCGGGGTCGGAGAAAAGCCAGTCTTCGAGATGCCGGAATTGAATCTCGGCCAGGTGAAAGGCGAAGGGGACAAAAAGAAGGAGACGAAGGAGGCCGGGGGGATCGCTGCTCTGCAGCGAGGGAGTGCGGCGACCTTCTCCGCGATCGCAAAACAGATCCGGGGAGCGAGCAAAGACAAGGTCGTCAAGGACAACGCAGAGGCCAACAAGAAAACCGCAGAGGCAGCGGAGCGGACTGCCGATGCCGTGGAAAACCTGACACCACCACGGCTCATCGCGGCACCGATAGGATAGCCAATGGCACTGACAGTCACCGAGACGTGGTCGGGGCAAACCGGCAACCTCGACTCTGAACTAGTGAAGACCTACGCGCGCACTTTCCGAGTCATTGCAACTGCCGGTGAGACCGTTGTGGACGTCGGCAATGCGACGGGCATTCCGACGCTCTGGGAACAGCACCCCTACGACTCACATTGTTGGTGCGACAAGGTAAACGTTAAGCGGATAGCCAATAGTCGCCAGGTGTGGGAGGTGACCACCACCTACACGAACAAGTTCGACGAAGATGACAAGGACGACGATAACCCGTTGAACCGTCCGTGGAAGCTCTCGTGGAGTTCCCAATCATTCCAGAAGGTTGCCGAGCGGGGCATCAAGCGAGAGACGATCGACGCAACGGGAGCGACGGTTGTAAATGCTCCGGCGGGCAACGTGGAAGGGCCGATCGTCAACAGTGCCGGCGACGGTTTCGATCCCCCGGTTCAGATCGAAGGCAGTGATTGGCAGGTGGTCGCGAAGAAAAATATCGCGACGGTCCCGACCTGGTTGATGGACTATCGGGACGCGATTAACGCATCAGGCATCACGATCGCGGGGATCTCTTTTGGCTCGCAGGAACTTCGCATCTCTGGCATGAGCATCGGAGAGTACACGGTTGAGAATGAAATCGGGTACTACCCGTTTGAGATCACGATCAACCAGAAGTCCGAGACGTGGATGCGGGAACTGCTGGATCAGGGGACGCACGAGATCCGGGTGATCAACGCCAACGGACAGAGCACCGAGAGCCGGATGCGCATTGTCGACAAGGCCGGTCAACATGTGACCGAGCCAGTTCGTCTCGACGGAAGTGGGCAAAAACTCACCCCGGACAATGCGGACATCGATAAATCGATCTTCATTCGGTACCAAGTCTACCTCAAAGAAAAAGACTTCAGTGCGCTAGGCCTGCCGACCACATAACCACAACACAGGGAGAGAACAGTGGCCGACGAGATTGTCATCACAGTGCTCGCCGAGTTGACAAACGGGAATTTCAAAGACCGCATCGATCACGGGCAGCAGAAGTTTGATCAGACCGCGATCGGTGCCTCGTCAAATGTCGTCAACGTCGGCACGTCAGAAGAAGATGTCTCGGTGGGGGACGTCACAACGCTCGGTTGGTGCTTTGTGAGAAACCTCGACACCACCAACTATGTGACTTGGGGTCCGAAGTCGTCCGGGTCGATGGTTGCGGTTGGTCGGATCGAAGCCGGCGAGGTGATCTGCTTTCGGTTGGAGCCAGGCGTGACGCTTCGTTGGATCGCTAACACGGCATCCTGCCTTGTGGACATCCGAATATTTGAGGATTGATCTGTGGCCGACGACATTTTCGGATTCGACAGAGCCGACGCAGAGAAGATCGCTAAGGTCGTGCGTAACGCGCTCAACTCGCAACCAAGCGAAAAGAGCCACCGTCGTGCCGATGTCTCCGGGCCAGGCAACCGGGTGACCATCGGGATGATCACCGAGGGTGGCGGCAACACCCACAAGTTCATCTTCGTCGCTGGAAGCTACAACGAGTCTGTCGGCAACAACACCGCCGAGTTTCTCGATATCCCGGACGAGTATTATGCTCACGACCTCTGTGGCGAGAAGCTCGGGATCGGCGACCACGTTTGGTTGGTCGATCACAACAATCAATGGTGGATCATTGACCGGTGCACCCGTAACAGTGGCACCGGCCCGGCTGGTGGGGCCTGTTGTGGATCTTGCGGCGGCGGGACGATCACAACTTGTGCGGCTTGCAGCCCTGCCCAACCAACTTACACTTTCGATCTTGGTGTGTTCGGTGGCAGGATTCCCGACGACCCCGACTGCTGTGACGAGTTGTGGGGGTCGCACTTCGTATGGCATGAGTCCGGGTGTACTTGGGAGGGGGAGCCTCTCTATCAGTGCTGTGAGCACCCCACAGGTGGCGACCCTCCGAAATGGACGTTGACCGTCCTCGGCACCGACCCCTACGACGTGACTCTGAAAGTCGAGTTAGATACCGACTGTGACGGTGTGCACGACGCGACGGTGAGCTACAGCAATCCGTTTCCGTTCTGCTGCGACTGCGCAAACGCTATGCGGCTCACCTGCCCGGACAATCTCCCGACTGGGTGTGACACGATGCCCTGCGAGATCTGTCTTCTCCCTGGTCCGAAGTGTTGCGCCACCTCAAAACTGACCAAGAACCTGAAGGCCACCATATCCAACTCGTCCGGGTGCCCGTGTGCAGATGGTGTGGTCATTGACCTGTGGTGGCGGCCTGCCACGCAAGATTGGTACGGCAGCGGCCTCTTTTGCCACGACTCGATCACAGGCGACTACCACTATGTTGACCTCACACTCACGTGCGACGTGGATGGTGGAGACTGTCAAGACTTCCGGCTCGATGTCTCGTTTCAAGACGCCTGCAACTCTGGCGGGACGTTTTCTCCAACCGTTTCTTGTGACTGTGAACCTCTAAATCTGCCATTTGATGGCCTGGCGGTAGACGGCTGTTGCGGGGCATCCTCGACCGGAGCGACAGTCACTATCGTTGTTACCGAGTAGGCAGCATCCCCGTGCAAGACATCACCATCGGCATCACCCATTTCAATCGGCCCAAGGCTCTGGAGAGATTGGTTGCGAGCATTCGCGAGCGGTTTCCCAAACTGCCGATTCTGGTCGCCGATAATGGTGACGCTCGAGCCGACCTCGCGGGGTGGAGCGATGTCAGGGTGTTGCTGCTTGAGTTCGATGCCGGGCTGTCAGCGTGTCGGAATGCTCTTGTGACTGCATGCGGCACCAAATTTATGGTCCTGCTCGAGGAAGACTTCATCTTCGACGATCGGACTGACCTTCAAGCGGCCTTGACGGTGATCGAAAGTGATCCTCGCATGGCCTTTGTCGGGGGCAGCCTCGAGGTCAAACGGCACATGCAACATTATGCCAGGGCATTCAAACACCTGGAGGTTCCCGAGGGGACTGTGCTTCAAGCGGTGCCGGCTGGCGGACCCATGCGGCTGACCAATGGGGTGCGGTGGCGAAGTTGCGATATGGTTTTCAACTTTGGCGTGCTTCGAGTGGCAGCGGCGAGGGAAGTGCCGTGGGACGTGAATCTCAAGTTGGCAGAGCACACTGATTGGTTTTATCGACTCTCCTTTTCCGATTGGAAAGTGGCACACACCAGTCACCTGGTCGCGCAGCATGCCCGGGAGGAACCGGGAGAGTACCGTCACTACCGAAACCGGGCCGGAGGCTTTCTGAAGTTGTTTCGAGAGAAGCACGGCCTGGCTCGATTCGAGCACACCGGAGCTCACGAGGAGCCTTTGCAGGCTACCTCCCCGATTGTCGTGTTCGGCATCGGGCATTCGGGGACGACGATCGTCACGAAGATGCTTCAAGCGGTTGGGTATTTTGCCGGGCCGGCAGACGACGAGTTTTGCGAGCACCCGGTGGTGCGGGATCTGAACGAGGCTGCCCTCCACACTGACACTCTCGACCTCGACCGGGCCTTGGATGCGGTTGAAGACCTCGCGGCACCGTGGGTGATCAAGGATCCGCGATTCATCCACACCCTCGATCATTGGCTGCCGATTCTGGGTCGCTGGCAGCCGAGCCTGTTGTGGGTCGTGCGAGACGATGCGGCAGTGGCAGAAAGTTATGCCAGGCGAGGAGAGAGGTACCGTTTGGGCATGTCACTTCCAGAGCTTTACGAACTGGCGAAGACGCAGTTCGACTCTTGGCCTTGGGCAAAAGTGCGTGTCGATTACGAAAACATCGCGAATGCGGTGGGCCTGTTCGATTTGGGAAGGGCCGGTGGGGTTAAGGCTTCCGGCCCGGTGCCACCACAGGCCGAGCCGCGATTGGTGCCTCCGGCAACGTATGACGGGGAACCCGGTGGGCCTTGCATCTGTGCAGAGCCGGGCACTTGCCGGAGGCACCCTGCAATTCACAAGGTCGGCAGGCTGTGGGACATCTGCCAAGGGACTGTGCTGACCCCGGAGAAGTGTGAGGAGTACCGTCGCAATTGGGATACGACCCACGAGGTCGAGCAAGTTCTCGATCATGTCTCGCCAAACCTCCACAATCAGAAACCCGCAGAGTGCGTCCACCGGGGAGACTTTGTTCGGATCTGCAGCGGGGGTGGCTGAAGCGGATCCATCAAGGCGAAGGTCTTCGCCTGTCCCCTGGTCGGTGAGTGTGTCATCGGCAAACCCGTAAAGGGAGTCGCCGGCTCCTGCACGACCTGTAAGCACTACTCTCAAAAAGACAGTTCCAAGGATGGAGCCGATGAGCACAAAGCGACTAGTAGTCATCAGTGACCTGCATGCCGGCTGCCGGCTCGGCCTCTGTCCTTCCGGTGGGGTGGTGCTCGACGACGGGGGCATGTACCTCCCCAGTGACCTGCAGTTGAAGCTCTGGTCGATGTGGTCAGAGTTTTGGGAAGACTTCGTCCCAGAGGTGACCGAGGGGAAGTCGTGGAGCCTCGTGGTCAACGGTGATGCCGTTGATGGAGTTCATCACGGTACCACGACGCAGGTGAGTCACAACACGCTCGATCAGGTCCGGGTCGCCAAGGACATTCTGGAACCGCTCGTCGCCAGGGCTGCCGGCTACTACCACGTCCGGGGGACAGAGGCTCATTCCGGCAAGAGCGGACACCTCGAGGAGCAGCTGGCCGAGAGCCTCGGTGCGATCCCAAGTCAGCAAGGCCAATACGCTCGGCATGAACTCTGGAAAAAAGTCGGTGGCCACCTCGTGCACCTGGCGCATCACGTTGACGGTGGTGGTGGCTCCGAAGCAGCCGGACCTTACCGTGAACTGCAGGGGATCTTTGCCGAATCGGCACGCTGGGGCCGTCAGCCCCCCGACGTGATTGTTCGCAGCCACCGTCACCGGTTCATTGTCACCGAGATCCCGACGGGTCGCGTCGCGGGAGCGTCGCGGGGACGCAAGCCGTCCTCGACGGCAGCGTGCGTTGTGACTCCCGGGTGGCAGGGACGCACCCCCTTCGCCTACAGGTCGTCTTTGGGTCGCGTCTCGACTCCGCAATTCGGTGGAGTGGTCATCACGAGCGTGGGTGGCCAGGTCGTGATCCACCGTCGCGTTTGGACGGTTGATAGGAGCAGTGTCGAATGACCAACCAAGAGCCGATTCGCTTTGACGAGCTTCAGGCAGAACTCGACAACCTGGTCGCCGACGAAGACCACCCCGGGTGGTCGGCAAGAGAGCTTCAGGAGATCTGGAGCGTGCCGATGAATCGCGTCCATGCCATTCTTGGTGCAGCGAAAGCAGCAGGCCGGCTGGTCGTCGGCAAGAAACGTGTCGAGCGGATAGACGGTCGCTTTTCGTGGCGACCCTGCTACCAGATTCGCTCCGCAGAATGACGGTTTGAGGCTCGCCTGCCTCCCGATCTATTCCGAAAATGTATATACAATTATGCCCGTTGGGCTACGCTATAAATGTATATACCTTTATAATCGCTGACATGACAAACGCACACGGAACCCTAACGAAAGGCGAAACGATGACCAGCATTCGACGCAAAGCACGATACACAGAATCACGACAAGACGACCTGCGGGGATACGGATGGGAAAAACGGGACGACGGAATGTGGCAGCACCCGGAGATGCCAGGGCTGCGGGATTTCGAGACTGCAGAGTTTGATCAGGAGCATTTGAACCGACTCAAGGGAGCCTGTTACCACGCAGCCTACGAGATCCACTGCAAGGCAGAGGAAATCATGGTGGGCACGCACCCTGCCTCGGACAGCATGATGGCTGGCCACCAGATGAAGAGAGACGCAGAAGACGTCAGGGAGATCGGTCGCATGATCATGACCGGACGACTTAGCGACGCCCGGCTTCATGCAGAACTCTGTGACACCGAGGTGCGAGAGAGCCTGCCGTCATTTGTCTGGACCTACATCAGGGACGAGTAGCCACCGATGGCGAATGCTTGACCAACCACCAACCAGAAAGGACGAAACGATGACTGACGCACTCAAAGGCCTGACCGGCAACGACCTGATGGAAAAGATCGAAGACGCACTCTTTCACTGGGGGGCCGAGACCTCCTTCGAGAATTCGGGGGGAGGCAATTATGTGATCGAGGTCAACTGCCCGGAGATTGCTGACTGCATTTGGATCAGCGGAGACGAAGGATCCTTCGGATGGGCCGAGAAGGACGGTGCGATGAGCATGCCGCTGATGTTTTGTGCATACGGGTCCGAAGTCGCCGGCGACCCGGAGGTCCACAACGGAGTCACTTGGGGGCATCGTGAAGAGTCGGTCAGGTATTTCGGGAACCCGCAAGACCTGATCGATCACCTGCTGACTTGGGTGAAACTCGAAATGCAGAAGGCCGACGAACTGCTCGGACGCTGAACCTGGTTTTTTTGTGAGGAGAAGAACGATGGACGAAATCACTCTGCGACAAAAGGTCACCGAGGGGAACTGGACCGCATTTGCACGAAGGCACTTGGTCGGCAAGACGGTGCGATCAGTCAGCTACGCCACCGAGGAGGAGACCGAGAGTCTCGGCTGGCACGCTCGCACCCTCGTCATCGAGTTCGACGACGGAACGTTGATCTTTCCGAGCCAAGACGACGAGGGGAACGGACCTGGCACCCTTTTCGGAAACGACCCCGATGGCGAATGCTTGACCTTCCCTGTAATTTGAATGGGTGGAACCGATGAAGAAAATACTGCTCCGAATTCCGGCGGATTGGCTCGACAAAATCGACGAGCTTCGCGGGGACGTGAATCGCAACGAATTCTTGAGGGAGTGCGTGCGCGCCAGGCTTGGCAAGCGACGCTTCAAGCGAGCACCTGGACGTGGCAGACCACGAGTGGCTGATGAGGAGGATGGGGACTGATGAGTGGGAGCGAGCAAGCGTTGACTAGAGCACTTGTGAAGGCACTCAAGTTGCTCGATGCGGTCTACAATCGAACCGGTCACCCACCCCTCGATGAGCAGGAGACGTTTGTCGAGGTCACCGAGGTGTTGAAGGATCACTTGGAACAACAACCACCCTCAACGTGACCCCGTAGCGAGCACAGACCGACAAGGCCCGTAGGTAGTACCGTCTTTCTGCCTGCGGGTTTTTTTGTAGAAGGATCAGGCCCGGTTTGCGTCCCGTCGCCAGTCCGTAAAAGAGAGCCTGCCCGACCCCTTGCGACCACTTCGTGCACCAGTCGACCTCCCACGCGATTTCGTCGGTCAGGATGTCGACCCGGGAGCCGTCCGGGGTGCGGGCCTCGGCCTCTCCTCCAAGCTCATCGGCGAGGTGCTTTGACCACGCTGTCTCCCTCCAACTTGAGCGATCCTCCGTCACCCTGGTCGGTGGGAGGAAGGCAAGCAGGAGTGCGGTTCCCAAGGCAACGGTTCGTCTCATCATGCGTCTCCAAGCAGGTGGCCGGCTGTCACACCCAGCAGCATGGAGAGCGTCAGGATCTGTGCCGCATCGGGGGCTGACTCGCCGGCTTCCCATCGACGGATCGTCGAGGGAGAGACGCAGAGTTCAGTCGCCAGGCCGGAACGGGTGAGACCCTCCTCCTGCCTGTAGGTGGAGAGCCTCTGTCCGACTTCACGAAGGTGCCGGCGACGGTTCCGTTTGCGATTTGCATCCATGCTGCGCATGGAATGCATTCTACCGCGAGAGGGGCATTTCCTTTCCGGTGATCTGCTTGACCAACCGAAATCCAACGGCAGCACCGAGGTGCTTTTCATGCACCGAGGACCGGGCTGCTGACCTCGCCATCCAGACACTCGTGCGGTAGCTTCCCCCACGCATCACCCGTTGAGGACGGCGGCTGTCCACGTGATCGCTGCACCATTCCCAGACGTTCCCGTGCATGTCATGAAGTCCGTAGGTGCTGGCCGGTTTGAATCCAACCGGGTGCGGCTGCTTTCTTGAGTTTTCGGCGCACCAACCGACATCGAGAGCTCCCCGGTGCGAGTTGCCGGTCTGCCACCGGAAGCGGCTCCCTGACTGGGCAGCCCACTCCCACTCGGCTTCAGTCGGCAGCCTGTAGGTGGTCCGTTCTTTCTCGGACAGCCATTCGGCAAAAGCGACTGCGTCTCGCCAGGACACGTTTGTCACCGGATGGCGATCGTCCGAAGGGATGTCTCCGAGGTCTTGCCATGTGAAATGGTCACCCCTTTTGAAAATGCCGTCGCAGCGTCCGATCCCCGGACGTGTGTCGCTGGACAAGATGTGCGAGGTGGTTTCAGCAAATTCTCGAAACTGGCGAACCGTCACTTCGGTGGTGCACATGTAGAAACTGCTGACCGGAACAGTTTTCCTTAACTCGCCGGTCAGCCGGATCGAAGCGGTGTGATTGACGTGCCGGGCAATCAGAGCCTGCTCGTCGCTACTGCTCCCCATCGTGACCCTGCCGGAAGGGATCAATCGAAAGTCGGCATTGAGCGTGCCGCAGTGAATGATTTCAGGTGGGCCGGTCTTCGGTGACGGGTCAGTGCCTCGTGACGAGGACAAGTAGGTCACGACAGACAGGACCACCACGCATGAAACGGCAACGGGGAACCATCTGGACGGAAAGGTCTTCCGTTCTTGGGCAACGTAAAGCGGCACGTCCTGGTCGCCGAAGGGAATGGTTCCGACCTTCTCGACGGCTTCGAGTTCGACCAATCGTTTCTCCACTGCCGACATCTTTTCGAGATCGGCCTCGGTTGGCTCCTCGCCTGGCGGGACGTCGGTGGCGAAGTCAGCCGTCGCCAGTCGCAGAGACGTGCACAGTTTTTTGATTCGAGTCTGCAGGTCGATGAACTCTCGCTGTCGGTCAGTCAGTTGGTCAGTCATGTTGTCATCCTTCTTTCTACCCCTTGATTAGAGTCTCGCAAACAAACTCGGCGAGTATTACAAGTGAATGCAACGCCCCCTGCAACCAAGAGCAAAGGTTTTGCAAACAATTGCTACTCGGCTGCAGGGGGAAAAACATGGGAAATCAGTGCCTTTCTTTTCCCCTGCTTTTATCTAGTCTTTCAGTCGCGTCACTTGGATCCACTCGTCAGCGTGCCGCTGGACCATTTTCGCGACCTTGGCGAGTTCCACTTGGGTCCGGGCAGCGTAGAACTTCCGGGTGACCTCCGGCTCGGCATGCCCAAGGTATCGCTGGGCAGTCTCCAGTCCACCATGTTGGGCCAGGTGCGTCGCGATGCCGTGCCGCAGCTGGTTGGGTGACCAGATCTCCTCGAGCATTCCGGCCTTGATCGCTGCCTTGCAGGCTTCCCGGATCGCGGTGTTGTAGGAGTTCCGTTTGTAGAAGTCGTTCATCGGATCGAGTTTGGCGGCGGTCAGCCGTTTCTGTGCGGCACAGTACCGTTCCTCGGCTTTCGTCTTTTTGGTCTTTCTGGTGTGACGGGTCCAGAGGCCGGCTGCGATCCGCTCCTCCCGCGCCACCGAAGGTCGGAAAAGGTAGCCTTCCCCGTCGCTAACCTGGTTTTCTCTTTCGAGGTGTTTTTCGAGGATCTCCATCGCTGCCTTCGGGATGGCTTTCACGAGTGGCTCGTCCGTCTTCTTCATATTCTTGTGCTCAAAGAAGGTGTAGAAATGCGTGACCTCCCCCTCGGGGTCGGTGTAGGTGCTCCAGTTCTTTTCTCCGTGCCACTCGGGGTTCATCGAGCGTGCCGCGAAGCCTCGCAGTCGCCTGACTTCCCCGGGTCGCATGCCGCAGAGGAACTGGACCATCGCCATGTCCTTGATGGTCCGCAGGAGGAAGGGAGTGATCGCGTCGAGTGATTCCAGTCCAACCGGTGCAGTCCGTTTCGGCTTCGCGAGGCCGAGTTCCCCTTTCTTGATCTTCTTCATTTGTGAGATCCTCCAGTGTGTCCTGGCATCGGCGAACTCCTCCTCGACGGCCCATGCGAGGAAGGCTCGGAGCTTGGTCTCGGCTGCCCAGATCATCGAGTAACCCCATCCCTTGTAGGTGACAAGGTGCCGGCGGAAGGCCTTTACCTTTTTCGGCGAGAGGTAGTCGACGGGCTTGCGACCCCAGAGCCGGATGATCTCAAAGAGCGATGCACTGTAGCGGTGTTTCTCTTCCCCGGAGATGTCTCGCATCTCGGTCTCTTCGAGAAACATCTCGATGGCCTCGGCGAGCGTCAATTTCGTCTCCCCCTGGTCGCCGGGGAAGTCCCATTCAGAGGGTGAGACAGAGTGCGGTTGGTCGTAGCGGCGCGGTCGCTGCCAATCAACGGTTCCGAGCTTGTAGTCTCTTTTGAACTCTTGGTAGGCCTGGCGGCAGGCCGGGGAGCCGGCATCTCCCATCGGGATCTTGTACCGTTCCCCGTCAATCATCTTCGAGACGAAGGCTCGTCCGTTCCGATCGATCTGCAGTGCGGGTGGTCGATAAGCCATTGTCGCGTCCTCCATAAAAAGGAAAGTACGCGCGGGTCCGTTCCAGCGGTGTTGCCGGAAATGGCGGATCCACGTCTTGCAAAAGTTTGCGCGCAGGTTGCGCGCAAAATTCGTGCCACGAGGCTTGTCGCTCGCCTGACCGGTTGGCTCCCGGAGGCGGATCCGCTCGACAAAAACCGAAGAAAGTGTTCTCTGTTGGCTTTCCTGCCGGGCCACACTCTAACGGTGTGGTCCGGCCTTGGGAAAACCGACCAATGCGTTAGCAAAGGCAGCATCTTTCCTCGTGTTTTGCCGAGCGAAATCAAGAACAGGCCTCGTGAATCGTGTCGTCAAAGGGCGCGCAAAGCACATCAATTTTGCGCCACACAAAAGAGCGGATGAAGGGGATCGAACCCTCGACATTCAGCTTGGGAAGCTGACGCTCTACCACTGAGCTACATCCGCCAACCTGGTTTTTCATTCTGCAGCCACCCCGTCCAGTCGAGCCTTGTCGTGGTCTGCCTTGTGCTTGGCGATTCCCAATTGGAGGTTGCCAATAATGTTGTGCAGTGACTGGGCTGCCTTGCCGAAGGTCTGAACCCCGTCGATCAAGATCCCTTCGATCTCCTCGGCTTCCATCGACTGCTCGACCCGCTCGAAGTCAGCAACCACCTCGATCAGTATTTGCCGGAGCATCTTCACGTCCGCCAGGCTGACCGGGCCATATCGTTTCCGAGCCTTTTGCTTGGGCATCATGCCTCGATATCTGATATCGGTTTTCGTTCCAAAGAGATTACAATAACGTGCAAAGCGTCTCCAGACAACAATGCAATAAATCTGCGTAGCTAACGTTAGCTAGTGGTTTGCAAACCTTTGTTTTGGTATTGTGCTCCCGATGGATGGAGCCGCATACCAATATCTGACACTCACCGAGGCAGCGAAGCTCTGCCCGGGTCGCAGGCCGGAACACCGCACCCTGATCCGTTGGATCAGAAAAGGATGCCGGGGGGTTCGGCTGCGAGCCATCTACAACGACAAGTGGTACACCACCGAGAGGTGGTTGAACCAATTCTTCGTCGCGAGGACGGACGCTCGCATTCCAGATGGCACCCACCCGGACGCTGCCGTAGAAGCAGCTGACGCAGCAATGCATCGCGTCGCCGAGAAATGGGGCTTCGATGGATAACCCGGAGCAAGTGACGTGCCTGGCGACGACCTGCAGTAGGGAACCTTCCACAAGAGGCCTCTGCAGATCGTGTTACGAATCGGCCCGGCGACAAGTTTCGCTGGGGAACCGTACATGGGAGCAGCTGATTGAAATCGGTCTTGCTGAACCGGTTGGAGGGGCTGTCAGCAAGAACCCGTTCCTCCAAGACCTCGCTGCCCACGACGAGATGTGGAGGGACTGATGACGCAAGCGACCTTCTCGTTTGGGCAACCTGGTTCTTCGGAAAGGACCATCTGGGAGCAGTTCGAGGAGTATGACCAACGGCATCCAGAGGTGTGGGAGCTTTTTCAGGAGTTCGCACACTTGGCTCGGGATCGAGGACGGAGCCGCTACTCCGCCAGGGCCATCATGCATCGGATCCGTTGGGAGCGGGAAGTTGAACAGACCGTCGATGAGCCGTTCAAGATTTCAAACCTCTGGAGTTCTCGTTACGCGAGAAAGCTCATCGCGAGCGACCCGGAGTACTGGGACGGCTTTTTTGACTTGCGAGACATAAAGGAGTGATCCCGCGCTGCGGTTCGTGAAGCAATGAGTGCTACTCCGATCCTCGTCGGAGCCGGCGGAGCCGGCACGAGCCGTTTTTCAACAAAATGGAAGGAGCCATTCATGTTGGTGCTGACAAGGAGAGAAGGTCGTCGGGTCGTCATGACCTACAAAGGTGTCACGATGACGATAGAAGTGCTCGAGGCCAGACGGGGATCTTCGAGGCTCGGAATCGAGGCTCCCGGGAGCGTCGAGGTCTTGCGAGAGGAACTCGTCAACGACGCTGCCGCTGTCGCGGCGCGGGAGGAGCAGTCATGACTGACTGCCCGGAACCCGGCATCTACGAGGGGGTCGCCGACAAAGTGTACTTCGGTTGGGATGCGGTCAATAACTCCTCCCTCTCCCCTGCTCTTCGATCGATGGCGCATTATAAGGCAGCCCTTGAGCACAAGCGGCCTGCCACTCCGGCAATGGAGTTCGGTCGCTTCGTTCACACCGTCGTGCTGGAGCCGGAGATTCTGGCGAAACAGTATGTTGTGATCCCTGACCTGGTCGCCGAGCTTGAAGGCGAATACAAAAACCCCCGGGCAACAAAAGAGTACCGAGAAAAGCTCGCGGCCTTCCACGACCTTCATGTGGACAAGCAGGTCATCGAGGCAGACGCCTACGAGAAGGCGATCGCGATGATCGACTCGGTCAAACGGTGCTCGAAGGCTTCCGGCTACCTTCGCAATGACGGAGCGTCGGAAACCTCGATTGTCTGGAACGACAAGCTCACCGGGGTGCGATGCAAGGCTCGCATCGACAAGGTCGTCGAAAAGGGGCTGTTGGCTGACTTGAAGACCACGGCAGACGCGAGCCAGTTTTCAAAGTCGATGGCCAACTTTGGCTACGCCAGGCAGGCGGCCTTTTACTGCGACGGCATGGAGACGCTGACAGGTGAACCCCACAGGCTCGCGTTTGTTGCGGTGGAGAAGGAGCCACCTTTCGGGACCATCTCCGCTCCTGTCAGCGAAGCAGCGATCGAATTCGGTCGCCGGCAGTACCAGCAGGTGCTGCGGAAGATCTGTGAAGCAGTCGCATACGACAAATGGCCGGCCTACGAGCAGCCGGCAGAGTTCGATTTGCCACTCTGGGCATACCAGTCAGAAGACGTCGTCCTCAAGGTCGGGGGCGAGGAAGTGAGGCTTTAGAAGGAGGGAACGGGATGGACATCAATTCGGCATGGCCTTCGTCCTGGTTAAAGGCCGTCGACCTCAAAGGACAAGAGGTGACGGTGATCATGGAAGGCTGTGAATTGGAGGAAGTGGGGCAAGGAGCCGATGCCGAGCAGCTGCCTGTTCTGCGGTTTCAGGGACAAGCTAAAGCTCTGATTCTCAACAAGACCAACGGTCGTTCGATCGAAAAGCTCTACGGCAGCGAGACGCTGGGGTGGCCTGGCAGGCCGATCACTCTTTTCCCGACGACGACGCAATACGGATCCGAGGTGCGTGACTGCATACGGATCAAGGCTCCGGCGACAACACCGGCACCAGTCGTACCGCCGGAGCCTCCCCCACCACAGCCCCCGGCACCCGAGCCTCCCGCAACAGGGAGTTTCTTCTGATGGCCGGCGACTGGATAAAAATCAAAACGGACCTCCCCACCGATCCGGCTGTGATCAGGATCTCGATGGAGACCGGTCTCGAAGCCGATGATGTGGTCGGCAAGCTCGTGCGGCTGTGGTCTTGGGCAAACACGCACCTGGACGATGGTCACGCGCCAGGCGTGACACCCGAGTGGTTGGACGAGTTTCTTGAGTGCAGGGGTTTCAGTGAAGCACTGCTTAATGTCGTCTGGTTGGAACTCGACGGGGATGATGTGGTCATTCCGAAGTTCGATCGGCACAACGGAAAATCAGCGAAAGTCCGTGCCACCGCTAGAGAAAGGAAGAGGCGAGAGCGGTCCAGGGGACAAAAGCGTCACGCTACTGACGTGACAGGTGCGGGACACACTTCTGACAGAGAAGAGAAGAGTAGAGAAGATATAACCCCCCCCCTTAACCCCCCCGGATCCGAGGCGGATCCCTTTCACCCGACTTGGCTTTGGATCCAAACCCGGCTCGAGGCTCTGGGGTGCTTTCAGGCGAAGAAGGCTCTCGAAGAGGCCAAGTCTCTCGGTGCGACCCCAGAGGGAGTGGTTGCCGTCTTGGAGCACGCAGCAAAGCACCCGGGAGCGTGGGGTCCGGGGGCAATCCGCAACAGAGTGTCTGTCTCCCACCCTGGTCTTTTGCCGGACCAAGGGTGGCCAAAACCATCGGAGGAATACCTGCGTCGAAGACAGGCTTCCTTGGAGGAGGAGGAGCGTAAAAAGAGTCGAGAGCGGAGCGATGTCGAACAGAGACGAGTTGAGGCAGTCAAAAAGGTCCACGATCAACTTGAAGTGGCCCACGGCTCGTACGTTGACTCGCTGACCAAGGACGAGGGGATGGAGCTTGCCGAGCGGCTCTTTGAAGAAAACAGTTTCTTCCTCCAGATGTTCCGTCGCCAGGGCATGACCGGATTGGCTCGGATCATGATCATGTCGCGGTTGGCTGACGAGGAGGCCTCGGAGGAGCCGGAGGAGCCGGATGACGAATGATACTCTTCGGCTCGGCAGCCTGTTCAGCGGCATCGGTGGGATGGACCTCGGCTTGGAACGTGCCGGCCTCGAGGTCGATTGGTTTGTGGAGAACAACCCCTACGCCAAGCGTGTCTTGTCGCGTCATTGGCCGGGGGTGCGGCAGTGGGATGACGTGCGAACCTTTCCGCCGGATCCCGTGGATGACTGGAAGGTAGACGTTTTGGCAGGAGGCTTCCCCTGTGTCGACATCTCAACCATCGGGCTTTCCCGGGGAATCGACGGAGAGAGGTCTGGTCTTTGGGCCGACTTCGCCAGGTGCATTCGCAAACTGGAACCCGAGTACGTCATCGTGGAGAACGTCACAACGCTCCTTGCTGCCCGGGGAGGAATGGACCGAGTTCTCGGAGATTTGGCCTCTCTCGGGTTCGATGCAGAATGGACAAGTCTATCGCCGGCCCATTTCGGAATCCGACAAAACCGGTGGCGTGTATTCATTGTCGCGTGGAGAAATCAGGCCGGGAGTGTGGCCGACGTTGATCGCAGCGAGCGAGGACAGTCACACGAATGGACGATCCTGCATCAGCCCATCGACCCGGTACCTTTTGCAGGGGACCAACCTATCCCCGGGGGAGTGCGAATCGATCACGGGCCTTCCGATCGGGTGGACGTTGGTCGACGAATAGCGGGGTGCGCGAATGCCGTGGTGCCACAGGTCGCCGAATGGATTGGTCGTAACCTGGTCGCTGCTCATCTAGAGCGGCTCAACGTCACCACCTGCTCGCTCTGCGATGTCAGGTTCGACCCCGAATCCGAAGGTGGGATCCGTGGCGAGATCGGAATCATGCCTGTGGCCTTCTGCCCGGTCTGCCGAAACGGTCTCTGGGATATGCACGAGCAACATCGGCTGCCGGTCTGTTGCGGGAAGTGTGATTGGTGCGAGGACGACGAATGGTGAACAGCAACCAGAAGGGGAAGGTCGCTGAAAGGGAGGTCGCAAAGATTCTCTCGGAACTTTTCGGAGTGCCCGTGCGTCGGTCGCAGCAATTCTCGGGAGCGAATGCCGATGCGGATCTGGTCGGCTTGCCAGGGGTCCACGTCGAGGTGAAGCGAAGGGAGCGTGGGAATGTTCACAACTGGATGGATCAAGCCGTCGAAGACACGCTGACTGACATCCCGATGGTCGTTCACAGGCCGAGCGGCAAGCCGTGGTTGGCGACGGTGCTACTCGATGACCTGCCTGACCTGGTCTGCAAACTATACCTGACACTCTCGTGGGAGCCTGACGATGACGCTGACTCCTGAAGACATGGAACGACTGATGGAGATCCGAAAAAGCTACGAGGATCTGATCAGCAGTCCTGACGAGCCACCTGTGTATGGCCGGCTCAACTTAGCCTACAGGGAGTCGGTTCCCTATCTGCTTCAAACCGTCGCGACCCTGATGAACCGGGTGTCCCAACTGTCTCCTCCGATCGAGTACGAACTTCGCTGCGGCGGCTGTGCGTATTTCCACGGTGCGACCGATCAAGACGGGATCCTGATCGGGGACTGCCGTCGCTTTCCACCGACCTGTGCTGATGGGGACTGCACCTGGCCGACGATCGCCGAGGACGACTACTGCGGAGAATTCAATCCGCTGGGTGAGGCAATCTGGGTCCGAGCGGAGGACGAAGAATGATGATGCCGGGCCGAGAACCCAAACCGAAACCGAAGACCGACGACACCGCACCGTTTGAGATGGACGACCTCGTCCACAGCCCGTCGCACTACCGGCAAGGCTCGATGGAGGTGTACGACGCGATCACCGGGATGGGCCTGTCATACACAGAGGGAGCGATCGTCAAATACGTCGCCAGGTGGAAGTACAAGAACGGTCTTCAAGATTTGGAGAAGGCCAGGTGGTACCTCGATCGGTTGATTCAGGAGCAGCGAAATGCCCAAAAGTGATTTATCCGCATGCCCGTACTGCGGGTACAAGCCGGCGGTCTTGTTTTCCTCGACAAACGGTTGGGTCGTGATGTGTCTGCGTTACAACTGCCCTCACCCACCACGGGTGATGGAGGAACCGAAGTCTTCCCGAGGGGACGTTGTCGTGGCGTGGAATGAACAGGTCTCGAAGGAGATCCCCTGATGCCGACGACAGCTACCACGATGAAGGAGGGACACAAATATACCGTTGGTGAACACACGGTTTGGTATCAATCAAAGCCCGGCGAGGGACGGCGGATCCGGTTCTTCATTCGGTCTCCAGACATCACGGTGATCCATCACATTGACCGACCCCCCTCTTCTGTGGAGAATGAAGAAACACCGAATGAGGGCTAGGGACGGCCTGGCGGTGTGCTCTACCGATTGACGGCTCAACAGCCCTGCGGTTTTTGACTGCGGGGTGTTTTGCATTTGGGGCTGTCATGACCACCGGCGACTGGATTGCTTTGGTCGGTCTCATTCTCGGGTGCTGGTTGGCTCTCGCACGCTGGATGCTCCAGATCACAAGGTGCTTGGCACGACTGGAGGATCTCGCTGAAGACCAACGTGGAATCAAAAAGGCCGTCGACCGGAACACGCGAGACATCAGTTCAGCCCGGGAGCGGATCGGAGTGCTTGAAAGCCTTGTCGAGAAATGATCACACAGCCGGGCGACATCATGGCTTGCTGGGGAACGGACTGGACGAGTCGGGGGATCAGTGCGGCTACCTGGTCGCCGATCGCTCCGAAGGGGCTGCGGCTCGGCCCGTCACATCTCGCAATCATGTGCCAACTCTCCGATCGCACTCCGCTCTGGGTCGAGAGCACAACGATGTGCCGGCACCCGTGCTTTATCCGGGGAGAGAATGCCCGGGGGGTTCAAGCACATCATCCAGAGGATCGGGTGAAAGACTACCTCGAGCAAGGTGGTCGGGTCGTCCGGTACAGCCTCACACCGATCAACACCCTGACGACACTGGAGACACATCTCCTGATGAAGATCCTGATCAATCACTTCGTCTGCGCGAGGGTCGACTACGACCTTGGAGGTGCTTTGATCTCGGGGACAAGGGTGTGGCAGCTACTTCACTCGTTCCCCGGCGCGGATCTCGATCGACTGTTCTGCTCGGAACTGGTCTCCGCAGTGCTTCAACGGTTGGGCCGGCTCAACAGAGCCAATCCGACCCGGCACAATCCGGCGAGGTTACTTCGCCAGGCGGTGCGGCAAGGCGTCTACATGAATGCGGGGTCGGTTGAATGAATCGAACAGCAGTCGTTGTGACCGGCCTGCTCTGCTTTCTATTGAGCTCGCTGTTCTGCCCGGCGATCAGCGGTGGGTCGGATCGGAACCGATCTGACGTGTCGAACAAAACCAAAAGCCGACCTGCGATGGATCGCGTGCTGGCGGCAGCGAGTTGTCGCGTCAACGGCTGCAGCGGCACAGCGATCGAGTTCGGAGGAGGGTCGTGGGTCGTGACTGCCGAGCACTGCTTTCGGCTTGGGCAAGACGTCACTGTCGTCACCGGCGACAAGCTCAAGAGCAGCAGCGGCAAGGTGGTCGCGATCGATTCACGGGTGGACCTGGCACTCGTGCAGGTCGACCCCGGGCAGCTGACGGGTCGTGTTCCGGTTCCGTTGAACCTGCCGGATGGACCTTGGTCGGGAATTGGCTATCCCAAGGGGAAGGGACCGCAGTCGTGGCACGGTGAGTTTCTCGGGGCTGAAAAGATCACGAACCTCCCCCGTGCTCGTTGGGCATTCAAGATGAAGGGTGGACGGTTCGCCAACGGCTCGTCTGGGTCGGGAGTGTTTCGCGGTGGCGTCCTGGTTGGCGTCGCGACGCACATGGATGATTCCAAAAAGATCATCTACTCGTGCACGCTTCACGACTTGCAGACTTTCTTATCGCGGGCTGGCAGGGATTCGCCAGGCCTCCGGGTCGCCGAGGAAGGCTCCGCGCAAATCAACAAGACCGCTGCCCTCGTCGGGACCGGGCCTGACAGCTGGGGTGATGCGGATCGCACGCGAGAGATCCTCGAACTCAAAAAACGAGTCGGGGAATTGAAAGGCACTGCGGGTCCGCCAGGACCACCGGGGCCACCGGGTCTAGGGATGGACCCATCCAAGTTGGAGGAAATCATCCGGCGACTGGAGTCGCTGGAGGCGTGGCAGCGGAACTTCCGCACCACCGTTCGGATTCGTGTTCATCCCAAAGAAAGGTAGAGACATGGCAAGTCAGGTTGATCTTCAGAGTTTGCTCGAGGCGAGTGCCGGCGAGCGGCTCGCTCAACAGTCAGCGGCAAACAACTCGTTTCTTCAAATGCTGGACCGGGCCTTCGGAAAGGTTTACTCCGAGGTCGATGCAGCTGAATCATTCGCGTCCCGCGTCTTGATTCAGTCCAAGGACGGACCATCGGCCTGATGGATGTGCAGCAGGAAGCCGATCGGCTGCTGGCCTTGGACGAGCAAGGACGCGAGCGGGAGATGCTCGTGATCGCACTTCGTCTAGGTCAGCAGGCCGAGGCCTCCTGGAACCGACTGCGTGAAATGGATGCGGAGTTCTTGGATGCCGTCACCGATTATCGAGGAGGGGGTCCGGTCACACCTGCGGGGTAGAAACCGGTTCCTCAACATCATGACACACGATGTCGTTGAGCGTTTGCGGATCAGGCGAAAGGCACTCGCTGCTGATTCCGGTCTCGACGAGTCATATGACGTGGGAACGTACCCACCTGATGTGACAACGGTCGTGATGGACAAAGGCAGGGGGTGGCTCCCCCTGGTCGCCGGGCTTCTAACTGGTGGGCTTGGAACCGCCGGGGTGGCAGCGGCATTGGGTGCATTTGGCTCTGCCGCACCGATGGCTGCCCCCCCGGCAAAAGCACAAGTGTTCGACGTGACAATCGAGTCCGTTGATGGCAAGCCGAAGGTCACAAGCGTCGAGGTGACTGAATGACAATCCAACGCATCGACACCGTCGATATTCATTCGCTGACGACCGACACGATGGCGTCCGGTGACTTCCTGGCATTCTCTGATGAGTCGGAAGATGGCGACATCTCAAACAAGATCACGATCGACAACTTCGTGTCAGCTATCGCCGGCACGGGGCTTGGGTCGACGGGGATCACTCTAACTGCTGATGCGTCAGGTGCGACGCTGACAGGCTCGACCGACAATCAGGTCGTCACTGTCACCGGGGCAGACGCGATCACCGGCGAGGCGAACCTGACCTTTGATGGGAACAGTCTGGGGGTCGTCACAGGCAGTGCGACGGCAGTTCCGGTCACGATCACTGGAGCGTCCGGGCAATCGGTCAACCTGATGACGATCGAGAACTCGAGCAATGCAGCCTACGTTGAATTCCAGAGCACTGGGTCCATCCGGCTCGGGACGGCAGGCACTCGCCGGATCTGGGTCGAGAATGTCAGCGGCGAAGACGTCGCCGGCAAGAACCTCGATCTGCGGGCCGGCAAATCAACCGGAGACAAAGATGGCGGAAGCATAACTTTCCACACCGCTGCTGCCGGAAGCTCGGGATCGGGGACAAACAATCACGACGAGGCTTTGCGGATCGATGCCGATGGGGCGATTCGGTTCCACAAAAACACCGTGCGGAAGATCTTTGTCGAGGAGGTGAGCGGCACGAATACGGCAGGCAAGCACCTCGACGTCAGGGCTGGAAAAGGGACCGGCACGGGTGACGGTGGTTCGATCCGTTTCTACACGTCCGACAGTGGGTCGTCCGGGTCGTCAGCCAACAGCTACAGCGAAGTGCTCCGTCTTTGGCACGACAAGTGGGTCGACTTCAAGATATCGACCTCTGACGGTTCGACTCTCGACACGATGTCCCCGGCGGCCTATCTGCCCATCAAGGTCGGTGGGACTGCCTATTACGTCCCGATGTATCAGGAGATGTGATGCCCGAGGAAATCACCATTCACGCATGGGGCAAGGTCGCGACGGTGACGGTTCCCGACGACCTGGTCGGGGTCGGCCCACAGTCATTTGTCAGGCTCGCTGCCGAAGACGAAGTGCCCGAGGGAATGACAGACGAGGAATTCGCGATCAAGAAGGTCATCGGGTTCGTCGTCGACACGATCAAGGCAGCAACGGCAAAGGAGGCAGCCAGGGACGCAGCCGACACCGTTTATTTCGTCGAGCAGCAAACTGACCAGATCACTTTGGAGCTTGAGTAGTGGCAGGCGAGATTGTTTTCCCCTCTGGCGTAACCGGGCAGACTCTTTACGGGGTCGTGCGGTCATTTGCCAACACCGTATGGAACGGGTCGAGCTTCGAGTCGTATGCGTCAGGCAACTGGGGAAACTACGACATCGCTCTCACCGAGCAGGGTAGCTCATCGGTCTACGTCGGTACCTTCCCGGGATCGATCTCTGCAGGGTCGTATCACGTCACCGTCTATCGCCAGGCTGGCGGCTCCGTGGCAGAAACCGACCCGGTCATCGGCAGCGGAGGGCTGGAGTGGACGGGGTCGGCTGTCCTGGTCCATTTCAACGCAAGCTCTGACACCGTTGACGTTGGGAAGGTCAGCGGCGACTCGACGGCTGCGGACAACCTCGAAGCGATGCTCGAGGGGCTGCAGGTGGGCACTGTCGACAACTCGAACTTCACCCCAACGACGACTGCCTTCGAGACTGATCTGACGGAGGCAAGTGACGACCACTTCAACAATCAAGCGGTCCTGTGGCGAAGCGGTGCCAATGCCGGTCTCACCTTCTTCATCAGTGATAGCGTCGGCAAGACCGGAGGGATGGCTGGCACCAAGTTCACCGTCGACGCAATGCCGAATGCTGCGGCAAACGGAGACACCTTTCAAGTTATCGGAACCAAGGGAGCCTGACACATGGCATCGCTATTCAACAACTACGCCAAAGAGAAACTCGCCGAGGCCGAGATCGACCTCGATGCTGACACGATCAAGATCGCGTTGCTGACAACTGACACGACGGCTGACACCGAGGCCAATGCCCAGACGCTTTCGGGCTTCACGACACTGGGTGAGTTCAGCACGAGCGGAACCAACTACGCCAGGGCTACGTTGGCAAATGTCGACAGCCGGGTCGACACGGGGAACAACCGCTACGAGTTCGATGCTGACAACGTGACCTTCACGAGCCTCGCGGCCTCGTCACCTGCGAAGGACATTCAGGGCTGTCTGCTGCTCAAGCACGTTGATGGCACGGACGCAAATGATCTGCCCATCGCATTCATTGATTTCGCTTCGGACCTGACCCCGGACGGTTCCAACGTGACGATCACGTGGGACGAGCAGGGCATTCTCCAGTTGAGCTAGGCCATGCTGCAGTTCTTTCTCAAATCCTCGACAGCGGCGGTAGTCGTCACCCCACCTGTGGTGACGGCTGCGTGGACGTCCGTTGCTCCGAGCGTAGAGAAGAACACATCGCCGGCTTCAGTCGTCGCCACCTGGTCGGCAGTGGTTCCGGCACCAGAAAAGTCCGTCGATGCTGATCCGGTTGGTGCTTCGTGGTCATTGACGGCAGCTGGGCTGACAAAGACCACAGTGCCGAGCACCGTCACCGTTAGCAGCGGTGTTCCCTCCATCTCCGTTGGAAAGGCGGTGGCGGTCTCGGCCATTGTGGCTTCGTGGTCACAAACAGATCCGGCAGTGGGCAAAAGCCTAGACGCTGGCGCAGTCGGAGCCACATGGGCTGTCGCGGCTCCGGTAGTCGGAAGAGTCGTGCAGGCCACCCCGGTCACTGCAGCATGGGGAACCGTCGCACCTGCGTTTGCCAAGAGCGTCTCCCCCTCTCCGGGCCTGGCATCGTGGTCGACGGTCACCCCGAGCCGCACCAAGAAAGTCGCACAGACGGCAACCTCGGCGACTTTTTCTACCGTTGTTCCCTCGGTTTCGCAGTCAACGGGTGATTTGTCCGTTTCGGCGAGTCCGGTCACTGCCCAATGGGGCACTGTTGATCCGAGCGTCGCCAAGGGTCTGGACGCTTCGCCTGTTGCGGCTGATTGGTCAACTGTCGCTGCGGACCTCGGCAAGGCCGTCTCTGCATCACCCGTTGCGGCTGCTTGGTCAGTTGTCGCTGCGGGCCTCGGCAAGGCGGTCACTGCGTCACCCATTCCGGCTACGTGGTCCGTTGGTGCGGTAGTCGTTACGCGAGTGATTGCCACAGAGCCGATCGTGGCGACATGGGCAAGTGGCTCGGCGACCCCCTCGAAGGGGATCGACTGTTCGGCACTGACACTCAACTCTTCGGTCACTGCTCCGGTGATCACAAAGACGCGATCCGCTGGGGTCGTGGCGTGCACCTGGTCTTTTGGTCCTGTGGTCATCGAGAAATCGGTCACGCCAGTGCCACTCTCGGCTGCTTGGTCGATCGTCACCGGCACCCGATCAAAGTCGGTCGACTGTGGCCTGTTGGCAGTCGGGCCGATTCTCAAGACCCCGAGCATCTCAAAGAGCATCACGACCGATCCAATAGCAGCGGCTTGGTCGCTCGTCGACGTGACATTGGTGATCGTCCCACCTGCAGGGACATCCCTCGACTACCGAGTGGAAGGTCGTACCCATTGGGTCGCACCCGGGGCTGTCCTGGCGTATCTGGGTGAAGGCCGGCTTCAAGCGAACAGCGGTGGCCGGCTGCACCTGCGTTGTGAGGGACGCACGCATTGGGACGGTGAAGGCCGGCTCCACTACCTCGGTGAAGCCGACTTCGGGTTCGACGTGTCTCCCACCCTGGTCGGCTACCGAGGCGAAGGCAGTGTCTCGTTTGATGCGTCAGGCGAGGCCGGCTTCGCGACTGACACAAACCAACTGACATATGAGACGGTGCAATGAGCCAAGCAGAACAGATTCAATCCAAGACGGCTAACGAGGTGCGTAACCTCGCTGCCAACTTTACCGATAAGCTCGATGCGGGTGAGACACTGACAGGGACACCCACGGTGAGCGTCTCCCCCAGTGGGGTGACTGTCTCCAGCGAGGCGGTGTCGACTGGCTCCCTGACCATCCTTGGTGAGAGCGTAGCCACAGCCAAGGCGGTCACCTGCTCGGTGTCAGGCGGCTCGGCTGGCACCCGTTACACCCTGACCATCCAGTGTGGCACCAACGCATCACCTGCCCAGACCTTGGAGATCCTATGTCTACTGGACGTAACGTAAAACGACCTCCTGAACCGACCCCAGAAGAGATCGCACTTCGGGCTGCCGAGATCCGTGCGGGGTGGGACGAGAAGAAGTGGGAACTGCAACGGACGGCTCGTGAGCGTCACTGGCTGCCACTCAACGTACAAGATCCGGTGCTCGACTGATGGCACAATCACCACGCACCCACCGACGCTCGCGTCACAAGACCAACCGCATTGACCTTCGACCCGGTGCAACGGCGCGGGGTTACGGTTCCGACTGGAGACGGCTCCGCAATTGGTACGCAACTCGTAACCCGTTGTGCGAGGAGTGTTTAGGTCGTAACCGGGTGATGCCAGTCGAGGAGGTCGATCACGTCCAGGAGTTTGATGGGAAGGACGATCCATTGCGTCTCGATCACAACAACCTGATGTCGCTGTGCCGTTCTTGTCACCGTCGCAAGCACGCTCGGGAGGACCGCAAAAAAAGAGACTCCCGTACAACCGGGGGGGCTTAATATCTGGGCCGAATCTCTATGGAC